CCCCCCCACATCATAAATTCTGTTGGTACTCTCAAATTTTGCTTCAAGAGAGCCTATTACATTTACATCTGCCATTACTTCAATCACTCCGCTACTTGTTTTATTGGCTCTTAGGGTAGGGCAAATCCCCCCCTAAGTACCTTTTCGCCACCGAATTTTTTGCTTTCAAAAAGCGTTATTCCGATAGCATCTGTTAGTTTTTCCATTCAATTACTCCATTACTTCCATAATTATCAAGGCCTTTATAATCTCTTGCCCTAAGAGTTACGGCTACATCAATCTGTTTTTCTGCCGTCTCTCCCATATCCTTTAACAACCAAGTTTCCATCTGACCGCAAGTTTGATATTCCACAGTCATATCTTGCCTTGATACAGTTCGCAACTTCTCTCTGTTGTGGCTTATTGATTGTTCCGTCAACGCAAGTCTGTCTGTCTGTCTGTCTGTCTGTCTGTCTGTCTGTCTGTCTGTCTGTCTGTCTGTCTGTCAAGATTGTGTTGTGGTAATGTGCCGTTGTCAATAAGCTGTTTTATCAGCTTGTCAGCCTTTTCATTGTTAATGCAATACTTTTCTCCTACATTTTCCTCTAAGTAGTCCTTTAACCGCTTTGTGAGTGGTATAGGGTTAGGAAACTTGTAATTATATTCTCCTAAGAACGAGAACATAAAACATCTTTCCCTGTTCTGTGCTACACCATAGTTTTTAGCATTTAGGTCTTGCCAGTAATTCACATATCCCAAACTTTCAAGGAAATCTAGCCACTTTCTAAAATCCGGCATATTGTCTTGACTATGTACCTGTGGCACATTCTCCATAAACAATATCTGCGGAAATTCTCCGTTACTATCTCTGATTTCTGTTAGTATTCTCTCAACTTCCCACAGTAGACCGCTTCTTGTACCACTACCCTTAGACATTCCGGCTTGTTTTCCGGCAACTGATAAATCCGTACAAGGGAATGAGTAAGTAAGTAAGTAAGTAAGTGAATGTATTTGTGTCACAGATACTCAAATCTTCTGCATGGACTTTTGCTATATCCATTGTAGGAAAAACTGTACCATGTACTGCGTTATAGCTTGCAATAGCGTACTTATCAAACTCCACAACTCTGTAATGCTCAAATTTAGCACCTATTCTCTTTAGCGCCATTGCCTGACTGCCGTAGCCGGTCAGCCAGCAAATAACTCTATAAGACGAATTGGCTTTGTAACCTTGATAGGTTCTCTAATTATGTCAAATAATGTTATCTGCTGCATTTCATCACTTCCTCTCTGTATTTCCAACCATATCCACCGGCATGGTTTCTTAATCCTTTACACACTGCTCTGATATTTGAGCTAGTTTTCATATTATTTTCTCTTGTTGCTTCTGATATTGAACTATATTCAGAAATAATTTCTTTTGTGTTCAAATCAATTTTTAATACTACTCTGCAAGGTCTACCGGCATGGTACTTTTTTCTGTCTTGCAATCCGGTCCTGTATGCGCGTAATTGGTTTTCTGAATTATTGCACCATTCAAGATTTTCAATCCTATTGTCGGTTTTAATGCCATTGATATGATTCACTTGTGGCTTATCAAAAGGATTTTCAATAAAAGCCATTGCAACTAATCTATGTACTTGTTGCGTTGGCAATGCTTGAATATGAGTGATAACATGGTACCCCTTTTTGCTAGTTGATTGCTTAAGTACTCTGCCGTGCTTTATATAGTATCCTTTCCCGTTCCATATCCGTTTATCTTTAGAGCGAACATTACCAATATTGGAGGCTTCATATCCAATGCAGTTTGGTATGTCTTTCCATATTTCTTTCATTTTCTCTTACCAAAAGGAAACCTCAGTTTTATGTCGCGACAACCTATTCCTTTCTTTGATTTTTAGTTAGTTAAATCTGTTTCTCGGAAGAGTAAAATCCACCCTCTGACCGCAGTTATAGCACCACTTGTAAGAGTATTTAATAATATCTTCTCCTGTAAAAATCTGACCGCACACAGGACATTTATAATCATCTTCACTATCCTGTACAGCAATTATATCTTTTTCTTTCAGCTTTTCTTTTAAGTGATCTAATGCCTCTATGCAATCATTTCTTTTCATTCTGAATCACTCGCTTTCTTTTCTCTTAAAATCCTCGCAAGACACCGTTTTACTGCAAGCATAAAAATCTGCCCCAAACGGATTTCTTGTTTTCAAATAGCCAAACTCACAAATGCTGCAAAAGTGACTTCCCTCATTGCTTTTGCAATCGTTAGGCTGTTCTTTTGTTACTTCATCAACTTTCATCTGCAATCTTTCATTTTCATTGGAAAGAGTTTCTATTCGGTCCATAAGCCAAGAATAATCTTTACTGCTCAAAATTCTCATTCTAAATCACCCACTTTCTTTCTACAATGCGTTGCCCCAAACTTAGACTTGCCAACATATTCGTAACAATCAACACATTTCCATTTGCCACTCTTTTTCGGTGTATCTGAACATCCATAGTATTTATGGTTATCGTTCGGATAATCGTTCCAACAATGGCAGTCATAGTCTTTACTGATTATCTTCACCCGCTTTCAATAAATCTATAAACTTCTCATACTGTTTCTGCGATACCTTATTGTGCTTCTTATCGTCTCTAATTTCGATTTTAAGGTGTTTTTCAGCGATAGAGGATAATTTCCTCGCTAATACCTTTTTACCTTGCTGTACGCCCTGCATATAGCCTTTAGGTGCTTTTCTCTCGCCTATTGAACCACTGGCACGATTTTCTCCTTGACCGCCTAAACTGACATTTCTAAGCTGATAGCCTTTATCAGCATATAGCTTGATGTAATACTTCTCTTTCTCGTCAAGCTGACTTTCGGGGAAATTCAGAAATTCAACTCGCCAACCATAAGGTTTTTTCTCTTTGTCGTATAGCTTATGTTTGCGTAAACTAAGGTCTATATGCTGTTCATAACCTACAAGGTGGCTTGCCAATCTGCTAAGTGTATGTACCGCCTGTCCGATGTAAGCGTACTTAAATCCATTTTCATCTTCTCGGAGTAGAAAATATATTCCGCTTTTATCATTCAGTTTTGGATTCAACTTCAACAGTCGCTTTTTGTTTTCCTGTTCTATTGCCTTGGCTCTTGCTATGTTCTGATAATTCAAGAATTGCCACCTGCCTTTAATTTTTCTGCTACCCTGTTCATGTCGCACATTTCGTCATCTGCAAGCATACCATATTGAATTTCGATGTATCTGTAATATGCAAGCCTAAAGTCATCAATGCCTCTGCAATAGGATTGTTTTCTCACAGCGCACTCATCCGAACTCGGCTCACAAATACAATCTTCTTTCATAGGGCATTTTGCACATTCAATCGTCATTCTCTCCACCTGCCTTTACTATATCTATTGCCACATCCCTAACAATGAGGTTGTGATTCATTACTGTTCCGTCGCCAACATCTATATTTGCATTAAATGTCCATTCGTTAAGGTTTTTTATAACCTTGTCAATGTCATAGGCTGTCGGCATATTCTGAATGTAATCGTGTAATGCGTCAACACAACCACCCCAAGTTTCTATTTCTTTTAGCAACTGACTTCTGCTGATTAAATCACTCATTCTTCATCGCTCCTTTGCTTTGCATTTATGCCCTAAACTTGGTTTGTAAAACAATCCGCACTTTTCACACCGGCAAACTGTTGTCTGTTGACATATATGACTATTAAACCAAGCCCTTGTTGTTTTGTCGTATTTTAACCTCATTCTTCATCACTCCAATCTAATCTACAGCCACATCTGCTACAGTAATTTGGTGCATCGTTGTCATCCATTATTCCTGCATCGTGATTAACCTTAATTGTTTTTCCGCATTCACAATGAAATTTTGAAAGCGTATCACTAAGGTTGTAATCAAATATCGGTTTCTTTGGTATCTGCTTTTCAAGTGCCCATACTGCAAGTTCAGACGCTTCTCTTGATATGTTACTTCCAAATGGCATATCAATATTTTGCTGAAACTCTTTAATTGCTTTACTATTCCTCACTTTCCCAAAAATCAGGGCATTTTCTCTTACATTTGTCGCACGGCGTACAATGTGGTGGAACATCCTCATATTTGCATCCAGCACATCCGTCCGCATTAATCCTCTAAGGGTTTCTGTGGCTTCATTAAGAGCTGCTAAGAAGTTTGTAACTCTTCTTGAAATGCCGGTAATTACAATTCCACCACTTAGTTCCAAATTTTTGAGTATTTCTTCTAATTCCATTCTTTATCACTCCTTTAACAATTTTTTATTATCAGCTCTTTATCATTGCTGAAATCGTACTGTCGCTGCGGAAAGTCACAAAACTTATTTGACTGTTTGTTCTGCTTGCTGTCATATTTGCCCTCAAGGACTTTAGCCATATTATCTTCCTTAATCAGCCAATCAAAGCTAGCCGACCAATTTCTGCTATTGTTTCCTTTAAGGAAATCAGACTGTTCTGCCTTTTCAAAAACTTTTTTAAAATCATCAAGCGAATATGCCTTTAGGCTGCTGCCTATTATTTCCGCTCTGTTTTTTGTGATATTTTTCACTCCCCCAAATGAACAACAAATCCTGTTAAACAAATCAAGGATATTTTGACATATATCTTTTCTTTCATTCTTATCATTCTTTATATTCTTGTTTGTGTTCACTTGTTGTTCACTTGTTGTTCGTTTGTTGTTCACTTGTTGTTCACTTTGTTGTTCACTTTGCTGATAAAATTCCCAATTTGTTATGGAAATAAGCCGATTTTTGCTACTCGTTTGTTGTTCAATTTGTTGTTCACTTTTTAAGGATTTTAAAATTCGTTCAACTTTACTTTCATCAATGTGAAGTGCTAAAGCGATTGATTTTCTCCCTGTGATAAGCTGTCCCGGTTTTAATATTATCTTCTCACCTTTAAATAAGGCAGGATGTTCATTATGCGAAGCATTGAGTAACAGGTATACCCATACGGCTAAATGGTCTGTGTCTTTCATTGTGACAGGATTATCAAGCAATTTCCTGTGTAGCTTAATCCAGCCCTCGGCGTTCAATAAAAACACCACCTCTCATTTTTAAAATGGCAATCCCTCGTCCTCAATGCCGTCCGGAATACTCATAAAGCCATCTCCTGCAGCACCTGGTTCAGGTCTAAATGGTCTGTTCTCGTTGGTACCATTCTTGCTCTCACAAAATTCGTGTCTTTCTACAACGCAATCATTAGTGTAGACTTTCTGCCTGTCCTTATTAGTGTAGCTGCCTGTCTGCCATCTGCCCTCAACGATAATCTTAGTTCCCTGGTGCAGATATTTCTCTGCAAACTCTCCATTCTTGCCAAATGCTATACAGTTAATAAAGTCTGCTGTCTGTTCGCCCTCTTTCTTAAAATCTCTGTCAACAGCTAATGCATACCTTGCTACCGCCATACTTCCATTTGCTGTCTGTGAATATCTAATCTCTGGGTCTCTAGTTAATCTTCCGCATAAAATTATACGATTCATTACTTTTCCTCGCTTTCTTCTACTTCCGCATTGCCTACTGCAAGTGCCAAAAATTCGTCAAATTCATCTATTGTAATATCCCAATCGTCGCACCAGTCGTACAACGATATTCTTTGACACTCTTTTCTAATGGCATATGCTATTGTTTCTGCTGTTGATTTCTTCATATATTATTCCTCACTTTCTAATAAATCTTTATTGTCAAATATGTTTCCGATAACCTTGCTTTCTGAATACAATCCGTTTGCTGTTATTGCATCAAGTCCAACCGCAGATGTTTCTGTGTCTTGAAATATAAATCCAGCACAATAAGCACCCCATTCAATTTGCGTTTGAAAATTGCGTTTTCCGTCTTTGCATTCAATAATATCATTCTCCCAAATCAGCTTGCCGTTCTTGTCTTTCAAGCCTGTGCATTGGCAGATTGTATTTTCATCCACTTCATAGCTCTCTCCATATTTACGCAACATTATAAATGGAGGATTATTTTCTGAAAGTCTGTATAAATAACCAACCACCCATTCTCCATTATCAATTCGCTTTGCTTTGAATAAATATCTATCTTCCATATTCTCTCTCCTACCCTTTCAAATCCTCTATTTCTTCCTCTGTTGCTTCTCCGCAAATCGTTTCAGTGTGATACTTCCACCCGGCTTGATAACCACGCATTGTGAATTTCTTGCCACATTTATCGCAAGTGTATGTGTTGGTATCTTCGGTATAGCAATCAACACAATCATCGCCTATATATGTACTTTCATAAGATGGTGTATATTCTTTGCCACAATATGGGCAGATAATATTCTCGTCATCTTCGTAATTACAATAACTATTGCTCATATTCTCTCCTATTCTGCTTCTGATTGAAGCCAATTTAAATGTCTTGAATAACAACTGGCAAGTGACGGACAATTATCCTTGTCATTACAATTAACAAAGCAATTATCACATCTTGCTTTGTCAAATAGTAGTTCTGCCAACTCTCCATCCGACATATTCCTTATTCTGCCGGCATTGGTATGGCTGCTGTCACATCTGCAACAAGGCTCATTATCTCTTGAATTGCTGTTATGCTGACAGTTACAGGAAATCTTTTCTTCACTATCGCCAAATGCCTTTAAAAACATTTCAGCGATTTCTTTCTCGTATCTACCACACATACCTTTACAATCAATATCCGCAATAACCCTTGAAAAGAAATCTTTGAATTTGTCGACAATATAATCTCCTGTAAAATCGTTAGGTATATCAATTATTACTTTCATTTTCTCCACCTCTCAATTCTTTCAGTTTTGCTTCGGCTAATTCCTTTGTTGAAAAATATCTTCCGTCAATATCAATATTTTCAATTTCATAAACTGTCAAATCTCTTATAGACTTACTCATTACTGTCGCATATTTCGGATTATTCTTATCAACAATGTAATATACTTTATCGCAAGGCAGTTTCAGAAGTCTGCCTTGTTCTTCTAAGCCCTCATAATCTTTCAGCTTTCGATATACTGCGTTTATTTCCTCACAGTCTGGCTCGCAAGCGCTTTCCCATAATTCATCATCAATCCACGCCGGATTTCTTTCTGTTAATCTCTCCATTCCGCTCCTTTCTACCACACAGGGTAATAATTTCCTTTATCATCCGCAATCCAATAACCTGTGCTCCAAGTATCAGTTAATGGGTCGTAGACTTTTCTTCCTTTAATCATTCTTAACCTTTCTTCTCATAACTAACTCAAAATCTGTCTCTGGATATGTAATAGAATATACTTCTTTTCCCTCCATATTCGCCATGAACCATTCAAATACAGAAGCTATTGCACTTTCTGTTATATCCGTTTTCTGCCCTATCCACATATGCTTTTCTGTGTCTTGCATTCCATAATATATCCTGTTAGTGAGAGGGCTTACTCCCGTCCCTTTTTTCTTAGCCATATATAATCTCCTTTCTAAGACGGACACTCACTAGGATTTTTTAATCTTTCAAAACAGACATATCATATCCACTTTCAATGAATTTCAATGTCTTTTTATGGTTGCAAGCATTGCCTAAGTATGTATAAATCTTCTCCATATCTTTTTCTGAAAAATCTGTACCAAGGTAATCATTTACTCCTGTAAGGATAAAACTGTGAAATTCATCATTTTTTCGCTTTGTACTGTATGGTTCTGTCTTGTAAGCAGGTCTTGAAAGCCACTCTAAAACCTTGCATTTAACATCTTCCTTGTCGTTACAATCTCTTAAAATAAGATATGTGTTACTTACGATATGTACTATAAGCTCTCCATTATGGTTAATAACGCTCCTTGGAAAGCAATCCATCAGTTCTTTTATATCATTCCAATTACTTAAAATGGCGGTTCATCTCCTTTCCTTAAAATCCAACTCTTGCCCTGTTCCGCAACGTCCACATTCGCCCCATTTACGGCATTTTTCATCTTGGCAATAAAACTATCCTTATCAGCATTTTCACTTGATAGATGGCACATTATGACGTTTTGCAAGCTATCTGAATAATTTGCCTTAACAAAATCACAAGCTGTGTCAATGGATAAGTGACCTCTGAAAACGTGATTGGCTTTACCTGTGTTATCCCTGTCGATTAAATCCTTGTCATAATTCACACCCAAGAGAATGTGGTTTATGTCTTTAAACTTCCATTTGACAACCTCGCAATCCGTTATGTAAAGCATTCTCCCCATTTCCTTGTGAGTAATCAGAAAGCCGAATATCGGACAAGGTTCGCCATTTGCGTCTGTGTGTGTCCAATTTCCGTCTATTGTTGTTAGGTCAAATGCCTGTATCTTAAGTCTATAATCGCCTATTATCATAGGCTTTAAACTTCTATATGGGGCAAATACTGGTATTCCCATAGCTTCAAAATCTTTTAATGACTTGCTGTGGTCAAGGTGTTTATGGGTGCATAACACACCCATAATACCCTTAATGTTCCAATCTAAGCCTTTTTTAATCTCCTTAATCGGTATCCCACAATCAAGGATAAGTGTTTCTCCACTGTTGGAAGTTAGCAGATAGCAATTACCGGCTGACGATGAGCCTAAGCATTTTAAGTACATTTACATCTTCTCCTTTACTCGCTACTTCGCAAAAACAATAATAATTTTTCTGTACAATCAGCACAAAGGTCGTATCTATAATCTACATATGAATAGCCATCTGGATTGCCATAAAACATTGAATGAAAGCGTAGCCGATTTTCTTTTTTGATACCATATTTAAAATATCCAGCCCATTTAGACAAACTGTACTCAAAAGGCTTTCCACATCTATCGCATTTACGGATTTCTTCGACTGACATACTTATACCTCACTTCCTTAATATTTAATGTTCATATTTCCGTGTTCATTAACCCAATCAATAGCTTCTGCGTATGTCACACCATTGTTTTTCAAGATATATAGCAGATTATGGAATTTAGGATGTGTTTCTTTCAGCCTTAAAAATCTGCTTTCCTTCTCTAAGTGACATCCGAATCCGCACAATACGCAACCTGTTCTTTGACATCCTGTTGTTTTCAGCAATGGTCTTTCCTTGTCAAAAATCCCAAAATCAGCAAATGACATCTGATTTTCGCATTGCCCCATAGCTTCATAATCTGTGACTACTTCGCCATAAACGGAACATATTGGCAGATTGTTTTCTTTGATGTAAAGCAACACATCTTGTTCCGTCCAAAAGCTCATAGGGTTGCTATGCGGTCTTGTTACATTAAAAGCATTACAACCATCCTGCAACCATTTCTGCGTACGCATAACGCTTTCACTTGCCATAGTCGCTATAATCGGTTTTCTGCCTGTTTCTTTTTCGTAATCGTGTGCAGGCTTTTTCTTCATAATGTCACAACATAAGTCACTTATCTCAAATGGTGCGTCAAGAAAGAATTTATATTTTTCTTGATTAAACTGACTATAATTGCCTTTGCTATCTGTTAATTCCCCATTCAATCTGCGTAACCTATATTCTGAACCGCTAGGGATAACTCCCATCTGCAAACTTTTGTATTGTTCGTTCTGCTTGTTTATTCTCCTGTCTATCCCTAGCAGGTCTGCCATATAGCAAGCATACGGAACTGTCTGTCTGTCTGTCTGTCTGTCTGTCTGTCTGTTAAGATTGTGTTGTTAGATTTTTGACTGTCAAGGTATTTAACATATTTTCTTGCACCGCTTACACAATTTGACACTTCCTTGCTAATCATCGGAAATCCATACTTTTCACAAACTTCTGCGAATGAAATCTTAGGTTTTAAAATCACAAGGTTATCAAAAGTCTTGGCAAACTGCTTCAACTCTGGATATTGTGTCGGGACATCTACGAACACAAAAGGAATATTTTTATATCCGCAAACTACTCTGATTATATGTCCTAAAACTGTGCTGTCTTTGCCACTGCTAAATGACAGATACACGCCATCTTCGCCAAATTCATTTACCCAGTTTCTTATTCTCTCCGCTGTCATTAAAACCTTGATATTCAGCGGTAATGCCTGCCATTGGTATAACTCCTGCATTGTGTGTTTTGCCATACTCACACCTCAATTTCATCATCCTGTGGGAACTGAAAAGCTTCCATATTGATGTATTTTTTAAGGATGTCTTTGAACTCTTCCGGCTTTAATGATTCTTCCATATGCTTGCATGTGCCACTTGCAAGAGCTTTTATAATTTCAATTCTCGAATATTGTTCTCTAAGCATTTCCATAGCCTTAAGTGCCTTTGCCCCGGTGGAATAAGTTGCAATAAGACTGTTCAGAAACACTTCCGGCGGTTCTGCGACATTTTTAACTGCAACAATTCCATAATTCCCACCGCCACTATTTAATATTGAAAAAACAAAGTTTTCATAAGGAACATCTGTTTTTCCTGTCTGTGAAATTACTCTCATACGTAAAACTCCTTTCTGACATCAACTGCCTTGCACTTTAATTTGTAACCCCAATCATCAATCGGTGGTCTTTTACTCGGACAACAGATAAACTCTCTGCAAATCCTTGGTCTAACTGAATAAATCTCACACTTTTCTTTCAACTTATCATCATTAAGGAATGGACAAGTCATATCCATTGTTGGTGTAGCCATCGGGTAATTATGTCTGTGTTCCTTGATATGATGTTTCTTAATGTACTTGCGGATTGTTGCAATCTCATCTTCTGTCATAGGAAGTAAGTTACTGCAACAATTACCGCACTGCGTACATTCTCCATTGCAAGTCAAATCATAAGTGCCATTATTCATATCAGCCATCATCTGTTCTAAACTTGCTGATTTCATAGGCTTACTCCTGCATAAATGGTGGCAATGTGCTATCTTCTGCCTGTTCTTCGGTTACTTCCGTGGCTGTGCCCTCGATAATGTCGCTTTCTTCAAAATCAACGCTGTTTGCGTTTTTTTTAATCTCATCAGCAACAACCTTTTCTGTATCAAGTTTCACATCTGATATATTCTGAAATTCTTCCTGCGCATATAACCCTTGAAATCTATCTGGAAATGCTTCTCTTAAAGCCTGTACAACAGCTACTTTTCTAATCATTGTGGCTGGCTTTTTCGCCCATTGGCTGTTAAGCGAACCATCTTTTTTTCTTCCTGCATACTCATCAAAACCTACCGACTGATACTCGTCCTCTTTTCCGTCAATAAAGATTTTTGCCCAGCCACCTACGATAGTTTCGTTAGGTAAAACCATTGTTCCCTCTCGTTCTTCAACTGTTCCGTCCTTTTTAATTACAACGATTCCTGCTTTCTTTCCCTTATATCGTGGGTCTGCATTGGCTCTCTTTGTAAAAACATCTTTTCCAGTAACTATTGTGGCTGGGTCGTTGCTTCCATACTTAATAAGGTATGCTTCTCTCAAAAACGGATTTAAGTGCTGGTATCTGCATAATGACATAAACATCATTACTTCTCCGTCAGATACATTACCACCGCCATTTACAAGGTATCTTCTTATCATTGTTGGAGAAATTTTTACCATTTCTCCATTTGATTCATATTCAACTAACTGTGTATTCTCTGCCATAATTATCCCTCCATAATCTCTAATTTCTCACTATCATTAACAATCAGCATAATCAACTGACTATCCACCATTTCAGCAATCCTTTTCTGGTTTTCTTTATCTAAGTTTTCCGTATCATCAAGAATGACTGGTACTGATATTCCACCAATCTTCTGAATTGAACTGCAAATGTCAACTCTACCTAAAATCCTATTGCCCTTGTTACTCATAGTTGTTAAAATGCTCTTTCCGTCAACAGTAGGTATGCAACAGCTCTTGTAATTGCCATTCTTGGCATATTCAAACAACTGCCACTTAACTAACCCAAAATGGCTGTTTACTGCTTCTGTCAAGGCTTCATTCTTTGCCTTGCCTAATTCATCAAGTAAATCAAGGATTTTCTCAGCATTAGCCTTATTCTGTTCAGAATCAATCCTTGTCTGCTTTAATTCTTCAAGTCGCTGTTCATCTGCTGCCGTATCAGACTTTGCAATCTGGCTTTCACATTCTGCTAACTGCTGCCTTAAAGCTGTTTCCTGTGACTTTAATCCTGCCATAATCGCCGAAATATCATTAGCCTTGTGCATAGCCTGTTCCTTTTCAGCTATCTTCTGTTCAAGTGCTTTGTATTCTTCGGTGGCTGATACATCAATTTCCTGCGGAAGTTCTGATAACTGCTTTTCAAGGTCTGCAATAGCTGTGTTAAGCATTTCAAGACTTTCTTTATGCTGTGGCAACTCTTTCTGTAAATCTTTGAGAATCTTCTTATTCTTATCAAGTTTGTCTTTAAAAAGGTTACCATTGCATGTGATAAGCTTTAGTTCTTCTGCCTTGTGGCTCTCAAAATCTGCCTTAATCTGTTCTTTTTTATCTTCTGGATATTCCTGTCCACAGCAACTACAAATAAGGCTTGTTTCGTCAAATTTGCGTTCATTCTCTGCTTTCCATTCATTCCTTATATTTTGTAAATTCTTATTTATGCTATCAATGGTATTCTGCTGATACTCAATGGTATTCTGCTGATACTCAATGGTCTTTTCCGTCCGTCTAATAAGAAACTGCTTATCAGAAATCTTGTCCTCAATCTCTCTCCTAGCCTTAACATTTTCCTCATTAGCCTTGCGTAATAAATCTCCCTGCTTAAACTTCAAATCAAGAATATCAGCACTAGACTTGTCATATTCAGCCATCAGTTTGTCATTATCAGTCTGCTTTGCCACGCAATCAGCAATCTGTTCCTTAAGCCCATTCTTCATAAGTTCAAGGTCAGATACTTCAATAGCCTGTTTAAGCTGTATATCTCTTTCCTTTTCCTTAATCTGTCCGTCAAGAATGGGCAAATCCTTTGTGATTTTGGTCTTTGTAGCCTTATTCATAGCTGATAATTCTTCTGTCGTATATTTCTCCAATAAAGGAACTAACTCGGCTAATTCAGCCTTAGAATGTGCTATATCAAGGTCTGTAACATTCTCAACAAGGCTAAACAGGTATTCTCTCATTTCTGCCGGCTTTTGATTAAGAAAAGCATTTACATTACTGCACATCTTAAACACATTCATATCAATGTCAAGATATGCATTGAAATCCTTTAAATTCTTACGAACGTCATTGACAAAATATGCGTTATCATCCTTGTAGCCATTTCCGTCCTTGCTATAAGTACGAACCTGTACTTTCTTCATAGTGACTTCTTTTCCGTCAACATCAAGTGTAAGTTCAACTGATACATCCATATCATCAACTGATACTCCGTCAACTTCTCTTCTGACAACTGGATTATCCTTTAACTCATAATCGCAGTTGAATAAGCACCACAGATAAGCTGTGGCAATAGTTGACTTACCCTTGCCATTCTTAGCCATAATCTTTGTAATGGCATAAAAATCAAATTCTGCGTGTGCGTAACACATAAAGTTTTCAAGCACTACTTTTTTTAATTCCATAAACTATCCTTTCTACCATTCAAGGTTCATAACTGATACTTCAAAGGCTGTTTTCTTTTCGCCGTTCTTCATATAATCCCTTGACTGAAATCTGCCTGTAATTCCAATTCCTGTGCCTACGGCAATATCATCATTAATTATTTCCGCACTGTATTCCCAGGCTATGCAAGGGATATAGTCGGATTTCCAATTATATTTCCTGCCAACAGCAAGTGAGAAATCTGTAATTTTCTTTTTAGAGGAAGGTGTTTCTCTGATTTCTTTCTTGATGCACACAGTGCCTTCAAGAGAAACTACGTTTTCATCTATTCCCGAATAATTCATACTTTCCGTTGCATAAAAGTACACTAACAGGTGCCCGTCAGAATTTCTGCTTCTGATTTCTCCGTTAAGGGCTATCCTGCAATCGGTGCTGTCAATAAGATTATCCTTTTTGATTATCACAGGAACCATATCGTAGATACCGCTATCTCTTTTGACCGATAAGTCAAAGGTGTAAAATTCTTCTCCGTTTTTAGCTGTCCAAAGCAAATAAGGGGAAGTTGTCATTGTTCCGGACATTCTTGCGTTATTCATTCTTCTCTCCTTTCTGCCTTGGTTATTTTGCCATCTTCAATTACAAAACTAATAGGCAATCCCTGTGATATTTTTTCTAAATCTCCAATCGACATTTCGTTAAAATCTGTTATTATCATTCCTCATTCTCCTTATTCTTTCTAATTCTTCTAAAATAATGCTTGCATAATCGCTTTCTGCTTCATACTTCGCATTAGGTGTTCCTGTTCTGTAGTAATTCAAAGCAATCCGGGTGTCCCCATTAGCTTCTTCCATACAAAGGCTCATAATGTAACAAGCCATCTCGGAATTATCTTCAAGGGAATACTTGTAGTCATACAAGCCATTCTCATTAGCTGTCATATTCCAAGTTTTAGCATTAATCTGAAACATTCCATAATCCCCGGATATAGGATTGTATGCTGACATCTGATAACAGCTTTCCTGTTTTGCTACAGCTAACATTAAGTCATAGTCAATGTTGTATTTTTCACAGGAGCTTCTTATTATTTCCCTGTCGCTCTTGCTTAGTGGGATAAAACTGTACTTGTCTTTTTCAATCCCTAAGTCATATTCCGGAGTAAAATATTCCGTTGTTTTTTCAGTTTCAAAAGTTTCCGTTTCAATCTCACAAGCAACTGTTTCATTTTCTGTAGAAATTGTTGCCTTGGTTGCTTTTATCTTTCCTATCACAATGGGAATAATCACAAGCACAGCTGCGGAAACGTTAATTATTATTTTTCTTTTATTCATTTTTTCTTTGCCCTTGCATATCTATCAATCGTTTTCTGCTTCTTGCCGTCTTTACTTATAAGTGTTACATAGCTTCCGCCATCATCTTTAAGTAACATCCATTGGTTAGGAATAAGCCCATAGGCAGATACGGCAATTTTCAAATCTCTTGTTAAGGCTTTAGGCTGTTTCATTCTTAACTCCTTTCAAGAACTTATTAACAAAATAGACCTGTCATTTACCGGTAACCTTTGTAGTTTTGGTAATTCTCACAGAACCATCCGGATTAACGAGGTTGCTTTCCTTGATTTCAAATAATCCCTGTTCAACAAATCTCTGCTGTGGCATATTTCTTGATGAACCGCATTTAATAAGGAAGTTATTCTCTCTCAACCAATCAAATAATCGTTTCTGCCCTATCTGATAGCCGTTCTGACAAATTAACTTCGCTAAACCTCCGACAAGGATTGATGTATGGCTTGTTGCTACGGCATCTGCGAAAATTTCTTTAGGCTTCATCTGTTCAATTCTTGCCTGTTTCTGTTCGATTATCTTATCTCTTTCAGCTATCTTGTTATTGGCTACAAGAAGTGCCTTTGCCATAAGTTCTTCATCAGATAATGTTTCCTGTCCTGCTATGTAGCCACCATTCTTACGGATTGACGGAATGACTTCTGATGTAACCCACTTGCGAAACTTCTTTGCTTTTGGCAAATTGCTTTTAATAATCAAAGTGTAAAGACCACTTTCGTTAATGCAATTTGTTTCTCCTGCACGCCCTAAAGAAAGTTTAGTGCGTTCATCTTCTTCTAACATCTGCATTGCTACTGTTGTATTCGTGTGCTTTAATGCTTCACACACATCTTTGGCTACGAACCAAACTTCATCGTTAACTGTAACTGTTCGGATTTCTCCAAACTCTTCCGAATTAAAAATCTGTAATTCGTTCATTTCATTCTCCTTTCCTTAATCTCTGTGAAACTATCACACTATGATAGTTTTATCGCAAAAAAATTTCAGTTTTTTCACTATCTGTCATTTCAAGATAGTTGCCGAGGTCTTCTAATTCAACAATAGTAAAAGGGATTCTGCCATTCATCTTTGAATTAAAGGTTGTAATGCTTTTCCCGATAGCTGTTGAGCACTGGTTATAGTTTCTACCACGTTCCCTAATGACACCTTTAAGTTTTGGTAAGTTCATTTATGCTTCCTCCTTTCTTGCTTGCTATGATAGTATACTATCACACCACGATAGTAATGTCAATAATGTTATGATAGTTTTTTTATAAAATTGTTTACTTTTTTATCATAGTATGATAGTATTATAATACAATAACAAAAGAAAGGAGTGATAGCAATGAGTACACAGTTTTGCACAAGAGTTGGTAACAATATAAAGAAATACAGAAAAGAAAAAGATATTACTCTTAAAGAACTAGCCGACAAAATCGGGTTGACAGAAGCTACTGTACAAAAGTACGAAGCCGGAAATATCAAGAAAATTGATGTTGAGATGTTAAAAAAGATAGCCGATGCTTTAGGAGTGCTGCCAGAAAGCCTTACCGAATGGGGCAAAGAAGAATACCTCACTTATAAGCAAGGACATCAGGGCGAAGAAGAAGCAAAAGTAATAAAAAAATACAACCAACTTACGCGTGGGCATAAAAAGGTTGTACTTAATTTGTTAAACAGCTTAATTGAATGTCAAGAAAAGTATAACTCCGACAAGTAATCCTTAATTCTTTGGCACTCACAAACCGGAAGAACTTCTATTATTGATATAATATCATGTAGGAGTTCTTCTTTTTTATCCATTTTTTCTTTTTCCATTTCAACCCTCCCAAAATACAACTAAATAGCGATAACCTAATATTAGAACAAATGTTCTGTATTGTCAATAGCAAAATGCTGTCATATAATCTACTTTATAAATATATCATAACTGTTTTTACTGTGATGATAAACAAATCGCAAGTTTCGACAGTTTACTTTATAAAAGACTAAGGAGAGGTTTATATGGATGATATGATATGTGAAAGGTGTGGTAATAAAATGCACACATACGAAAGAGAAATTAAAGATTATACCGGAGCTGTAATCAGAAAAGAAACGTATATGCAATGTCCGTATTGCATTATACATTATTCAAAGGAAAAGTATAATCAGAAAGAATATAAGATAGCAAGTTACTTTGGAATGTTTCTTTGTGCTTTAATAATTATAGGTACACTTGTTCCATTTGCTAAAACATTGGGAGTAAACTATAACCTTTTTAAAATATCAATTCCTGAGGGATGTTGTTGCCTTATAGCCGGATTAGCTGCATTTATGTTCTTGTATAAAGAAGCTCCTATCGGTGCAGTTTTTAGTTTTATCTGTGCATTAGTTTTTCCTTCGGCAGGAATAGGATATACCTCAGAAGCTGAAAAATTATTCAATGCTATTGGCACAACCCCACCAATCGAAAGAACAGCCGGGTTTTATATGATTATAGTTTCTTCTTTATTAGGGATTGCAACCTCTTTGTATTGCCACTTTAGGAAGAAGCAATCATAAATTAAAGGCAAGGGAATCCCCTTGCCTTTTCTTTTTTAGGGGCAATACCAACGCCAATCAAATATTGCCCCACCAGAACTTGAAATTGTCCCCTTAGAGGACTTTTTTAATTTATCACGTTTATAAAACCGATTAAAGGCGGTTCAATTCGCAAGTTTCGACACAACATCTTTTATTTTGCAATTAATCAAGCTGTCTGCCTGACTTGTCATAGATGTGATAACTTTTGTCTTTGTTTCTTTCCCATTCATCAAAGGCTAATGCGAATGAATGGAATGAACCCTTGCTTGTTTTTTCATTATGAAATGAAGTCCTAATCCTGTAATAGTCATTACTTGTGCTAGGATAAGAAGCATAACTGTATCTTGCAAGCTCTCTCTTAACTGTAATCTGCTTAGTATTAGTCAATTTCACATTATCAACGTATGCTTCTACATTGTATGTTCCGTCAGCTAATGCAACCGGGCAAGTATCACTAAATCCTACCTTGTCTGTTGGATAGCCTGCTTCTAATACATCTATCCTTGACTGATTAGCTTTTATATCGTAAAGATAATAGTTCACACCAGCTTTGGATATTTTGATTTTGACATCTCCACTTCCACCATAAGTCCATCCGCTGACAAATAATCGGTCTTTGCCATCCATTTTTGCCACATCTAAGAAGCCTACAACATTTTTACTAGGTTCAACGATTGGCAAATCTGCGTCAAGGTAAGGTTCAGGATTGAGCCAATCGAAGTTCCTTGTATCGTGAATACCGATTGTCACATTAAGGCTCTTGTATTTTCTAACCTCAAAATGAACGTGTGCTCCATAACTGAATCCTGTGTTACCCATATAGCCTAATATTGTACCTTTCTTGATTTCCTGTCCTTCTTTGACTTTAACGCTGTTGAGATGAGCATACAACGTCACATAACGATTTTCATGCTCTATCATAACATAATTTCCATAACCCATTCCCTCTGGGTCATGAACACAGTTCGTTCCTGTCATCTTATCCATAACTTTAACAACCGTTCCGTCAGTATGTGCTATAATACTATCACATTGATTGGTTTTCTTTACAACGTCAACACCGATAGCCCATCCATTTCCCGAATGAACTTTGTCATAATGTTGCTGATAAGATTGTGTAATCTGATTTTCACCAGTTCTTAAAATTCTTGACATGATTAAGTCTCCTTTCCTTTACTATGCAATGTCTACAGAACCAAATTCTTTAATGTAAGCGTCTACGTCTTTAATTCCGAGATATTCTTTGACTTCTTCAATTCCCATAGGCTGTATTCCCTCGCTTGAAGTTCTGAAATACGCCCCATTTTTGGTTTTATATAAGGCTTCCATATTCCCTATGTAAACAACTTCTGATGTTGTTGTATCGTATAACTTTTCATTGATTATTGCTTTCATTTTTTTCCTTTCTAACCAATTTTGAATATTAAGACACTATAGGTCCTATAACTAGGAACAGTAACAGTTGAGCTAGCGTCTTGGCTTTTTGCTACTAATTCAAAATTAAAACTTTGTTCACCACTAACACCAAAATTATGTACTGCAAGCACTCTTTCATAAGTGGTTGAATTTGTACGCGCAGCCACAAGTACATTGCCGTTGGCTAATAATTCAATACGGCTAGTGCTAGTATTTGTTGATATTACTGCCGAAATAATCGCAATGTAAAACCCGTGAGTAAGAGTTGCACTATCTTTCCAAAGCGATACTGAACTACCTTTTTTTGACGCTCCTGCGCCATAATTATTAATACTGAAAATAGACTTGCCTCTTATTTGAGTAGTTGTATCTTTTAGCCCTTGTAAACTCACTTGCTTATCCGTTCCAAGTCCTGCGATAATGTCGCCTTGTGCTGTGATTTTGCCAGAAGCCTGAATATTTCCTGTTGTTTCATCTCCTACATCTCCTATACCTGCCTTAACATATATACTTTTAACATATAAATTTTGCCAAGTTTGTTGTGGAGAGCCAAGATTAGGAAAAGTTGCCCTATACCCAGACGGAGTAGGTACATCGTCTGTTGCTGGAATTGGGATTAAATCGCTAATAATCTTGTCTGCCTTAAAGTAATTTGTGCTAATCCCCATCATATCTGTTTCAAAAGACGTTATTTTTGTTACAGTTTTTCCGTCTTGACTTCTATCATAATACCCACATCTGATAGTCGGACATTGGTAAGTAAAAGTTCCTACCCCTGCACCGATGTTAATTTGTCCGGCTCCGTTTGGGGTTATTTCACACCAAGCCTTGTAACTTCCTGTTATGGTTGCAACACTACTATTCCATTGGTCTACCCAATCAAGTTCTCTTGAAAAGCCATTTTCCGTAATGTTGAAATCTGCAATTTTGCCACTCGTCGATTCCAAATATGTACCATACAGTTTTGCACCTGTAATTTTGCCACTTGCGGTAATGTCTTGTGCAAACAAGTTAGTAACGTCAATCTGTTTGGCTTTTATAGAATTGGTTGTAATTTTTCCACCGTCAATCGTGGTGGTGTTCGGACTGTAGATATTCTCTTTAATCTCGTCAGCGGTTTTCTTTGCACCTACAACCACACTGTTTGTACTGATAGCATTTATAAATGCTTCTTGTGAAGTAATCGTTGAAATTACCGCATTGTCAGCGAATATGTTCGCAACATCAAGTTCATTTGCGGTTATGCTACTTGCGACTATCTTATCTGCATTGATTGTACGGTCAGTGAGCACATATCCGTCTAAGCTGTCAACTGTAGTGCTTGTCAGTTCGCCAAGATTATTGAGTGCATAAAGTAACCCTTTTTCAGAACCTTTGAGAAGTATTCTATCCGCAATAAGTGTTCCTGCGGTTATCTTGTTTGCATTTACCTCTACGCTGTCGAGAAAGCCTGTTATATGTCCCTCAACTACGGTTGCACGGTCAATCAAGCCAATCTTCGCAAGCAATGTAGCCACGTTTGCGGTTTCAATGTTTGTAAGTTTAATGTTAGCATACTTTATGTCCGCTTCATCTGCTGTCATATAGCCTAACTTCGCAACCTCTGTTGATAATTGGTTTGTATCTAACTTTCCTTTTATGACCGCACTATCAGCCGTTAAGTAACCAAGTTTTGCTACTTCTGTCGACAATTCGTTAGTGTCTAACTTGCCTTTAATCACCGCACTATCGGCGGTCAAATAACCTAGCTTTGCAACTTCCACAGATAACTCACTTGCGTCTAATTTCCCCTTGATTATGGCACTATCTGCTGTCAGATAACCAAGTTTAGCAACATTTGCGGACAAGTTATCAGTAGTGATGTTGTTTGCGTTTATTTCGTCGATTTCAGCCTGTATGGCTGTTATTTTGTCTGCTGTTACTGTGTTAGCTCTTACCCATTCGGCGTCAACCTTGGTCGCAACCACTCTGTTTGTCAATAACAAGTCAGTTGTCAATCTATCCATTGCTGTTGTAAGTGGTCCCGAATAATTACTTCCTTCTCCGTCGGCATTTCCTACCGCTTTAACCTTTGTTTCACTTGCGGTAAAATCTTGATTGAGTGTCATACAAGGTACTCTTATTGTGGTTCCGTCAAGTAATGTCACTTCAACAACGTCTGTCACATCAAGGCGAATGTCATCAAGCATACTAATTTCTGCCGGGCGGTACGTTAAGTCTTTCATAGGCCCGTAATAAACATTTTCTGCGTCTTTTAGGTCTGCAAGAGGGTTAGAGCAATAAATGATATTAGGTTCACTACCTGCAAGCCATCTTGTCTCGCTGTTTGCAATAAATTCAACACCGGTTACTTTGTAATCACTGCTGTCTTTTTTCAAACTCCAAAATGAGCTAAGTGTTTTTTCGACTGGTTTTCCCCAGGCGTACCACCCAAAATTAAGCACACCCTGTCTATCAAAGTAGGCAAACATTCCCAACATAGAAGCAATGTACCCTATTATTTCTCGGCAGGTATACCCTTTAATGTAATTTCTGACAGTTCCGCCGGTGTAACTGAAATTTACTGTAACGCCGCATTGTTTGGCAATGTCATCTACAACATTTTTAAAGCCGTTAGGGATAGCCACTTTCGGTTCATATAACTTGTCAAGAAGTCTCATTCTGTCATAGGCTTTGAATGAAATTATTCCGTCATCTTCTGTCGGCTCTTGCATTATCTTATATATACCCATTGGTATCATTTCACTATCAATGCCGCAGTATAATGCCATTTCTCTGTTTGCAAGAACTTTGTCATATTCAATACTTGCCTCTATGTAAGAAGAATTGGTCGAACCTATCTGTATTCTGCTTGTACTGTTACTACCACTATATAATTTAAGCGACTTAATGGTTTTGATAACCACTCCGTCGCTGTCAAGTAATCGTAATTCTTTGTTAATTGCTTCGCCGTTGATAATTGCGTTTGTTAATGCTTCACTTGTAGAATACATTCAACCACCTACTCTTCAATAAATTCGCTCATTGTCTCCATTAATTCTGCTTCTATCTCAATCTCTGAAATATCCGACAGTTTGATTTTTGAGAAAACTATGTCCTGTTCGGCGTTTTGCAAGGATATAAACTCCTTTGCAAATTCCTCTTTATTGGAAATAACATAATTGCCATTTTCAATCTTTGCATTCCCTGCTTCATCTTTTTCAGCATACGTTTCCAAGAGGTTACGTCTTGCTTCATCAAAAAGCTCGATGGCGTTTTTAAGCACCTTTGCATTTTTTATTATTGTAAAAGCCGTATTTGCCTTAAATTTGTATTTTTTGATTGCCTGAATGTCATTGTACATTTTTGCAATTTGTGAGTTTGTATAAGTCATATTCATTTGCCTACCTTTCTATAATGTCGAATGATAATTCACTGTATCTTACGTTTGACAATTCACTGTTGTAGCTGTAAACTGGCGTACTGATAGAGCCGGCATAAAATTTCTTTTTAATAAAATCAGTTCCATTTGTTGGGATAAATTTTGCACTAAAAAAGTCGGACTGTTCTAACAATCCGACTATCTTGGCTACTTTTTCTTGTGACAAAGGTATCGTCTTTGCCTGTAGCTTCCATTTTCTTGCCACAATTCTTCCAACAAACGTTGCTTCACTGTCTATGCTTCGCCCTGCCTTGCTGTTCCATATTGATTCGTGACTTGGCTGCAAAGACTTAATATAAGGCGAAATATCCACATCATTAATTTCTAAAAACATCCTATTCCTCCTTTATACTGTCCAAGGCAAGTCGCCTGTTTGTCTTACATACTCATTAGCCTGTTTTCTGACAGTATTGAAAATTCCGTTTTCATTCGGAACAATTACAGTTTCCTTATCAAGTAGCTCTCTTAAAAGGCGGTTCTGCTCCTGCATAAGTGCCACCTGTTCTGATGAACTGTATTCGGCAGTAACTTCATTGCTGTAACTAGCAGAATAGTCCGCATTATATTCTCCAAGGCTTTCAGGAACACTAGCAATCCTGTCGCTCCAACCTGTTACCATCTGATAGGTTTCTCTGGCTTGATTTTCAAAACCTATGTCATATCCTTCAAGTGTCCATTTACCATATTGCTTGAAGAGTTTTGATGGAGAAGAAATTTTGAATCCTTTTTTGAAGATGTTCTTAATTCCATCTGTAACAGTTTCTAAGCCTTTCTTAACTCTGTTGCCCCATTCGGCCTTTAATCCCTCAAGGTAACCTTGAATACTGTACTTACCATAGCTTGCAAAATCTGATTTTGTGTTAAATGGCCCCGCTATTTTATGTGCCACCTGTTGTGCCACTTGAATACCATACTGCGTCTTAGCAGGGTCTCCTATTCCGCCGATGTAATTGCTTATGGAAGTTGTTCCTATTCCTGTCCATTTACTTGGATTAAAGCTTTCTTCCATTTTGCTTGTGACTGCTTGACGAGTAATATCAGCTTCAGCCATAACTTCATTTACATCTTGCACATCCCCTCTAAGTTCCTTGTATCGGTCCTGCGTTTCAGAAGCTTTTTGACCTTGATAAGCATACAACGATGTTTGGGCGTCTATTGCTCCACTTGAAATAGAGGTGTAATAATCAAGCTGTGTTTCAAGCTCGGCTAATATGTCTGCACTTTTATTGTATTGTTCAAGAAGTGCTCCATAATTTGCAGCAGCGTCGTTCCATTGCTTTGCCACATTTTCACTGCTAGCAACTATTTCTGCTATTTCCTTTTTTGACTTTCTAAGCCCGTCTGGCAATGTTTCGTTAAATGCTTCATCCGCATACCTGTCAAACATATCCCAAAACTTATTTGCTACTTCTGCCGTATCTTGAATGACTTTTTTGCCGTCTTCGCTTAATACAGGTTGAAATTCCCCATTTACATAATGCATAGCAAGGTACGTTCTCATTCGGTCTTGCCCAATCGGGCGTTCGGCTTGAAGATTAAGCATTTTCTGTTTTGCTTTTTGCATTTCGCCTTTGCTTTCGTCATAGGTGTTACGCTGTTCCATAATGAGGTTTGTTGTTTCAGTTATTCCCTTTGACGCAGCTTCTTGTAATCCTTTTGCTTTCAATGCGTCTATGACATCATAGATTTTCTCTTTTTGGTCATCCAAACTGCTGTTTTCATCTTCAAGTATCGTTTTGAACTGTTCTCCGCCCTCTTCGATAAGTATTTTCTTGTACTCATCAAGTTTCTTTAAGGCTTCCGTACTCTTGTCAGCACCATCTGCCAACTCAAAGTATTTATCCGCTATTATTTTAAGTTTGTCAGCTTGCGTAGTAGTGTCATTTTTTTGGAATGAATCGTAAATTCCGTCAGCAAGTTCTTTTATTTTGTCATTTGAGGTGTTAATGTCATCAACAAACTTCTGTGTTGTTTCATCGACTTCTCCTCTAGCTTTTTCATAAAGTTCAGCAAGTCTACTGTAATAATCGTTTTCTCCAATCAGAATTGTTGCCGTAATTGCCGGGATTGCCATAAGTGGGGAAGTAAGCCCGCTTATAAATGCACTTCCTACCTTTGTACCTGCGTAAGTGGCTACGCTTCCAATTCCACTCATCAGATTACCAACCGACATTTGAGCTTTAAAACCGCTAAAGAAACTTGTTGCGGCTGTCTTTGCCAACTTGCCCATTCCTACCGCAAGCCCTATTTTTGCTACAGTTCCCCAATTAATTTGTTGTAAGAGTTGCCCGATAAAGCTAGCAAACTGTTTCCAATTAAGTGTCTTAAAAAAGGTTGTTACAAAATCCCATATTCCATTTAAAATGCCGTTAATTGCACTTGCAAAACTCTTAGGCTTGATATTCTTTATTGCATTGTTAATTAAAGAAGTAAGGTCGCTTGCAAGCCGTTTCCAATTAAAATTATTCGTGAATCCGGCAACTAAATCTAACGTGTTAGTAATGCTTTTTCCAATGAATGTTCCTGTTTTATCCCACCCAAAAGAGTGAATACCATTGCTAAGTTTTTTAGCAATCGTTTCTCCGGCTTTGTAATATTCGCCATTGGCAATTAACTTGCCTATGTTCTTAAGGAAATAAAGTTTGCTTTCAAACTTATCTGCCCATTCATTGGCTTTATTATTCATATTGTCAAAGGCTTTCTGCCATACTTTTTCGTATTCGCTTGCGGCTTCGACAATTTTATCTGTTAAGTCAATATCCCCGGTTCCTGTATTTTTACCGCTGTTATCGCTGTTTTCAGAAAGTTTATTTACTTCATCAAACCCCATAAGGGAAATGGCAGCTTTTTTCGCACTTTCAGCTACTCCGTCATAGCCATCCGAAATATCTTCCAATCCGTCTGTTGTATCTTTATAGCCACTCTGTCCGAAGCTCTCAAAGTCAATCTTAACTCCTGCAAATTGAGCAATACTGACAAGAAGCCTTTTGAAAGCTATTGTTACGCCATTTACAACAGGCATTACCTTTTGCAATACTGGAACAAAGATTTGTCCCAATACCATTCCTGTTTCAGACAAGTTCGTCTTGAACTGTCTAAGCATATTGTTAGGGCTGTTGATAGTGTTTGCTAAGTCGCCCCAAGATACTTTAGACTGGTCAAGAATTGCAATAAATCTTAATTGCTGTTTTTCAGCCTGTGACATTTCACTTACGCTCTTAGTTATCCCTAAGTTATAAGCGTATGTCGCTAATGTAGCATTGGTAATATCAATACCATACTTATACAATGCCCTTGACTGCCCGATTAAGCCACTTTGTAAGTTTGTGGCTACTGTTGAATAGTCCACGTTAAAAAGTGAGCTTATATCGCCTGCTAACATTGTCATTGACTTTGTTATAGCTGTTGTTGCTTCGCCTGTCTGTCCTAATGAATTAGTAACAGAAGCTAACTGTGAAGCATACTGTGTAATCTCTTGTATGTTAAGTCCGAGGTTTTTAGCGGAATCCGCTTTGATTAATCCGCCTTTAACATCTACACTTAATCCAGATAACTTGCCTAAGAGTTCATCAACTCTTTTTGAAAAACTATTTGCGTAGGCTTCTGCATTGCTGTAGCCGTATTTCTCGTATTCTTTGCCCCATTCAGAGCCTATCTTTCCGAAAGCTACGGCTTTGTAGTTAAATGCCTCTATGTAGTCTGCGGTACCCTCTATAGATTTCCAAAGGCTTTTCATTCCTCTTATGACCCAAAAGAAGTTAGCATATAGTTTGCCGAAAATAGAAGCAAGGCTTCTTACTCCTTTGTGGGTTCTCTTTGCAGCCTTATCTGTGTTGTTTAGCGAACCTTGAAGGCTTGCAGAAGCCGTATTAACTTTGCTTCCTTGGGACGCAAGATTAGCAAGCGAATCCGCAAGTCTTATCACTCCGTTGCTTACCGCCGGTGCTCTTGACAGTTGCTGTAGCATTGTTATGAGGCTTGCTGTAAGTCTTGGAATATTAACCGCCGCATTTTGAACGCTTCTACTTCCAAGTCTGCTTATGCCTTGTGCAAGGGTGCCTATGCTTGCGGCATTCTGTGGAACACTCGCTAAATTGCTAAATGCTCTTGTGATATGTGATAATGAACTAGCCGTGTTATTCAATGAAACAGTGTTTATGCTGCCTAATTTTGTGATATTCTTGGCAAGCCTTGTGAAATCTGCCGTTCCGACATTTTTCATTGTCTGCATTGCTGCTGCAAGTCTATTAACACCATTCGCAAGTCCGGATAATGATGTGCCGTTAATACCATTTAGTGTCCCTGACAGTTTTTCAAGCCTTGTTATCATATTGTCGATAGCATTATTCGCTTTAGTCGCTGTCGCTTGTATTTTTATCTCTAATGAATCTAATTCCACGCCTTGCACCTGCCTTTTTTCAAAAAAATAAAGGACAATAAAACCATTGTCTTATTGCCCTTTTTTGTGCGTTAAATCCCAATTAGCCTTCATTGTTTTCATTTGCAGTGCAAATTCTTTTCGCTTTTTCTCAATCTCATCTTCTGTTGGTTCTTCGTTGTTATTCAAGCCAATAGGCTCGTTAGGGAAATCTGCCTTATCTTTTCCCCAAGCTCCACTTCTAACACCGAATTTGATTGCTGGGATAAGATAGGTTATAGCATACGTCCACAAGTCTATATTCTGTGCGTTTCTCCGTATTTTGTAACCTTTTAGGCAGTATTCAAATTCTGTAGGTGTCATGTGTCTAAATTCTTCTATCGTAATTCCCATAGCAAAAGCCACAGGAAAATATTTTTCCCATATTAGCTTATGGATGTCTATTTTTCGGGATTTTCTTCCGCCATCTGCTTCTCTATGTTCTCCGCCATTGCGTTCAGAGACGATGTTATTCCCGACAGGTCGAAAAAACCGTCTTCTTCCATTGTTTTAATGATTTCAAGGAATAAATCCCTGTAATTTTTCTTATTTTCGCTTAAATATGCTCTTGCTATCTGCTTAGCTTCTTCTCTTGTCACAGCATTTTTTTCAAGACATCCTGCGTATACTGCGTCTATACAAGTTTGTGGCATATTTCCGACTGTTATCGCCGCTCCTTCAAGCGCTCTCTGAACCGGATTGCCGTCCATATCTTCAAACATTGAAGAGCCTGTAAGATAATTGAACATTTTCTGAACAATAGTTCTGTCCTCTGCTGCGTCAAAGCTAAATCTAAGTGCATATTCTTTTCCGTTTGCTTTAATTTCCATAGTTATTTTCCTTTCCTCCTATATTTTCTATAGGAAAGGGGCAGTCCTTAGACCGCCCTTTACTGACTTGTTATTCGCCTATTGGCGTGTAATCCGCTGTTTCTTCCTCGTCAGTCACAACAGCATTTGTTGTATCAAGTGACTGACTGACTATTCCCCCGGTGTAGGTTCTACCTTTGTGTCAGTACCTACCATTTCCTCGATAATGAGGTTAAGTGCCATTATAAGAAGTCCGTTCTGCTCCTTACTTGTAATTGGCAGCTTTGATGGTGGCTGTGCCACAAAGAACTCTGCATCTGTAATGCCCGGTGTGATTTCCTGGAACCACATTCTCTTACCGCCGGTTAAACCATTGTAAGCGGTAATAACAGCTTTCCATTCCTCAATAGTTTCATCTGTTTTGTTGACAGTTACTGTAACTGTGTCAGATACAGTATCTCTTCCGGCAATATTTCTTGTCTGTCTGTCCTCAAGTGCCGAAGCGTCTATTGGTTCCGGTGTTACTGTAATCTCGCCAATAGAGTTAATTCTTGAAAGCAACTTAAAGGCTGTTGGCTTTGTTCCTGCCGTTGTTTCAACGCCATAAGAAAAAGTAACACCTAATGTGCTTAACCCTGCTACTGCATTTGCCATTTGTCTACCTCCTGTTGGATAAAAAAAATAAGAGCATTTCTGCTCTTTGTTGCTAAATTAGTCTGTCATTCGCACCGATAACACGGCTAAAACGTGCCACGCTGTGATGTATCTTGTTGTTTATTGAAGTTTCCGGCAATGCTTTGCCTTGAAATCTCATTTCTTTAAAAACATTCATAACCGTTGCCATAACCTTGCGACAGTCAGACTTGCTTGTGTTAGTTGTGACATCCACTTGGAATGTCGCTAACAATGCGTTTATTGTTTGTCCGTCAAGTGTCTGTCCTTGCTCTACCGCCGGTAGCAGATGTATGTATACTGTCGGAAATACCGCGGTGCTGTCGCTCACTCCCTCATCAGTAATTCTGACTTTTGGGTATGTCTTTTGTAAGGTTTTAAGGGTTTTAGCCTTGACAAGTGCTACCACTGTACCTTCAAGGTCTATCGCCCAATCGTTTGCATTTGCCATTAACTAAACACCTTCCTTGCTACCTCGATGTACTTCTGTTTTATTTCCTTTTCAGCCTTGTAGACCGGCATTTGTGCTTCAACTCCGCGTGTAAGGATAAGCTCTCCACTATCAGCATAATATCCCCACATCTTTTGAGCACCGTGTCCTTCTCCATACGAACCAATAAGAAAACTAAATTCCTGCCCCTTTGGATGTGGACTTGTGTCTGCTTCGCCATTGTAACAGGCGCCGGCACCAAACTCTATGAACAAAAGCTCCTTGCCCTCCACAACAAGCGTTGCCCTCGCAACACTTGCTTGAACACTTGACGATAGTTCAACGTGGGTGTAATGGCTTGTATCTGAACCGCTTCTTATGCCTTTTTTATCGTATGTATAACTGGCTTTTGCCATATTTTCATCTATGACGGGTATTCCGATTTCAGCTAATTCTCTGACAAACTGTTCTGTCTTTTGAACTAGCCAAGATTTGTATTGCTGTAGCTGTCTAATTGCCTCTTGTATTGAGTTTTCTGATAGAGATACGTTAATTGTATGTCTTGCCATATCACACCTACTTTACAACTGCTTTAAGCATATACTTAGTTGAATGTAATGCCGGTTTTACGCCTACAATCGTAAAGTCCGCTGATGTTTCATCAACCATGCCGTCAGCATTGTGTGTAATTTCGCTATCCAGCCAGATAAGGTCGCCTTTTTCAAAAGGGTATTTTCCTTTATCCGTGAGAATGACAGCATCAAAATCGGATGAATTAAAGCCATATTCCATTGTTTGAGCTTCCCCACCGCTAAAGGCTATGTTTGCTTCAAAATCCTCAGGCTTTGAAAAACCTGTTTTCTCTTCAAGAACTTTAGGTATCTTATTTCCCTCATCATCAAGATAAGGAATAAAATTACCCTCTGTGTCGGTGTAACCCTCGTAAAGGATATTGCCCTCATTATCTCTTTCGTAAATAGTAACAGTCTGTCCTTGAAGTGAATACTTCATATCCTGCTTATTAATGTCAAGCATTTACTTCACGTCCTTGCCGAAACGCTTCCATAATTCAGACAGTTTTTCCCACCCGTACATTGCCACAAAAGCAACAACAAATCCTGCCATAATTGCCGCAAGAATCATGTACCACAGTATTGTCATCTGAATATACTGCATATAGGCAGCAAATGCCGCTACAGTAATACCGATTGACAAAATAAATACTATAATATCCGTAGGCACTTTATTGAATACTCCAATGCCTTTAATTACTTGTGTAATTACAGACACCACAAAAGCTAATGCTCCGACAATCGCTAAGATAATTGTCATATTTGCGATTAATACCTGCATAATTTCCATTAGTCTTTACCTCTATTCTTTAAGTGAATTTCCTGTATTTCGTCATACATCTTAGTTACCATTCCATTTCCGCCCAATGCGTGGTATGCGTTATACATTTCGACAAAATTGTCATAAGCATAGGATGGTATTTCACCGAGTTTCATGTACTTATCGTGATATTCGATAAGTTGTACTCGTAAAAGTAACATTGTGCCTTTACTATTGGCGTCTTTGTCCTTTTTCTGTTGTTTCAGAAGCCAAACTATATAGCCAAGTAATATCGGTAATACTGCGGTATAAGTTTGTAATAAAAATTCTTTCATTTTATATCTCCTGTAATTATTAATAGGCGCACCGCCCACCACCCTTAAAGTGCGCCGCCTGCTACCATATTGGTAACGCACAATCTTCTTTATAAAACTTTAGCAAATGGAAATACCCCAACAAACAAGTTGTCTCTATCTTTCCAAGTTCTGTTGACACCATTTTCATTGTAGCTTGACATAAATGCTTCGCCTGCCTGTGAATGGTCATAGACAGTCAGATTAACAATAACACTCTCAAATTTCTTCAAGTCCTCGGCTATCATTTCATCTG